CGAAGGTCATAGTGATTCTTCAGTTCATCAATGCGTGGAATCAGAGACGAAGCGACAAGCATGTCGTCGATGTTGATTACTTTCTCGTTGTGAGCAATCTGAGACAAGTAGTTACCAGAGCCCAGGAGGTCGTCCCCGGCTTTGTGATACTTGGCGTCAGCGTTACCTGTGACAGGGAACTGAGCAGATTTACCACTAGAGATAGTGCGAGTCATGATGAGGTCTTTAGCTACGTTCGTTTCGTTGAACGCAGTGAGGATCTCACCGCTGAATACTTTAAGGAACAACGCTGCGTCAGCTGACAAAGCGCCAGCAGGCAGTGCGCGTCCCCCAGTGCCATTCACCTTACCCGGAATGGTGGGATTATTAGATAGTGCCATAATAAGTTATAGTTATAGTTTTGGTTTCTTTCGTCTGTGGACTTTAGTTTCTACTGTTCGCCGCAAGTTGTCCGACGCATCGGGCTTGGTGGTTACTAGTCTAGTTACTTCGGTTTGGTAGACTCAGGGAAAATTTTAGTTAAATACATCTAGCTGTCTTATGCAGCTCCTGATGATAGTATAAGTGGTTCGGTTAGTGTCATCGTCGTCTTCGTAGGTAGGATGCCACGATGTAATATTAATAAATGTTTTATCTATATGCTCAATGACTCCGTAGACAGTGCAGACCAGGGGCTTCCCTAAGTCTTGCGCGTGGTCCAAAAAGACGACCCTAGCGATGTCTTCAAGCTCTATTTCTTGATCCGCAGCTTCACACGCGCCGCCTTCGTGTTGGCAACAAACTGCTTCCCCTTCGCACCAGCACGTTTCTTCTTGCGTGCAGTGGAGGCTCTCTGTGTCTGGCTTAGGCTTTTCGCTTTCGATGATGGAAGACATCTGTCTGGATTGTTTTTGTTCTTTGAGGTTCCGCATGGTCCTTTGATTTTACCGTCAGTGCCTATTCGGACCCAGTTCTGCTTTCGCCAGTTTGCTAGTTCACCCACGTTTCTTTTTGATTTTAAGTTTAGACCGCTTGCCCTTACCGTAGTTAGGGTCTTTGCAGTATTTAGATGCCGCCATGTTAGCGTAAGCGCTCGGATACTTATCGAACCTGCGCTTAGCCCATGCGATACCTTTAGGACATATTTTAGCCATGCTTCAACTGAAGGTTACTTTTTGTTTCACTTCTTCTTCTTGATCGAGAGACCAGTCCGTTTAGCTTCTTTCTTCGCTGCTTTTTGACCAGCAGCAGTATAGGCGTATTTCTTTTTTCCAACTTTAGGCATAATTTTATATAGTTAACATTTCCAGCGCCGCAGTGCTAACGCTTTGCGCGTAGGGCGTCCCTTAGCGTCTTTCATAGGGCCCTTAACGCCGCTCATGCGTGCACAGAACGATCTCTTACGAGGACCACCGCCAGGCTGGGGTTTCTTAAGTTTACTCCCAGTCTTACTGTTGTAATACTTACGGCCTTTTTCTGTGAGGCCTCCCTTCTTAGACTTGTGCTCTTTGCGTAGGCTGACTCCCTGTCTTTTCATTGTTATAATAATTAATAAATCCTTCTGCTAAAACAGACCCTAAGGTGTCAAAGCTATCTTTAAACATCTCCCAGTCTTCTTCGTTGGAGCCAAAGAACGGCTCGGTGATAACAGCAGGACAATGTGTTTCTCTTAGGAACTTAGCGCCTCGGCTCTTCGCTGTCTTTGGCTTAGCCCCTCGGTCTTTGACACCGAAGGTATTCACTACTTGATCCTGGAGACACTTGGCTAACTTCTCGCTCTTCTTAGACTTATACCAGTAGAGCATCTCGCTTCCATGTGCCGCAGGTGTCGCAGCGTTAAAGTGTAGTTCGATCGCAGCGTTAACTTTGAGTCCTCTAAGCTCAACGCTCAGGTTCTCCATAGACTCTGCGTAGTTGTTCCCGGTATACTCGTGGACAATCACTGAGGGAACACCAGCGTCATCGAGTTCTTCTTTGAGGGACTTAGCGACCTGTAGGTTATACGTCCACTCGTTGGTCTCTTCGTCACACGCAACAGCGCCCATGTCATTGTATCGACTGTGGCCGACACATATGGCTAACACTGGGTCAGCCGGGGGTAACTGTGCGTCATCAGTAAACCATGCTCTACAGCTCATTCTCTAGTGTATTAATATAATTTAACAACTCTCCAATGGTCTTCTTCTCGTCAGCATCGAAGTCGTGCTGTTCAAGCCTCTGGATCATCTCGGGTATCCGGCTTGGCCTCAGAGTCGTGCACCCAGTTGTTGATAAGGATGCGATTACGAGTGTGCCTGCGATTAGCAAGCTCTTTAGTGTATTCATCTCTTATAGAAAGAAAAAGCCTCCCCAGTGACGGGAAGGCTATAAGTAATTTAACGATAGACCCAATCATTTGTCTTTGGCTTTCCCTACGTTAAGAGCGAGCCAATCAACGACCTTGTAGAGCTTCGCTGCCCAACCGTCGTCAACAGGCGTCGGGGTTAACGCTGCGATAGCTGATGCTGCTGCAACGATAGCCGTAAGTGTGCTAATGAGGGTCTCTTTGTTGTCTACGATGTAGTTGATTAGGTTCATGGGTTTATTATTATTATTATTATAGGATGTCAGACACAGAGAGTCTGCGGTGAACTTCAGCTTGGTAACTTGGGTCTTGCTTGTAGCGTGGGTCACTCATGGCCTGCGACACCATAGCCGAAGACGTAAAGGGAACAACAGACTGCCCGGTAGTTTGCCCTTGGACTAACTGAGGGGCTCCCCCGCTAGCCGAACGATACTGTGAATACAAGCCTTGTGCTGCCACCTTAGCTTGTTCCACAGTGCCAGTCTCAACGATCTGGTTAAACGCATCGAGTGAACCTTCGTCTAGGTTCTCTGTGGCCCATTCAGCCATCGCTTGGTAACCTTCTTGACCACCGACAGCCCCAAAGACTTCGTTAGCCTGGGTGTCTGCGATTGCCTGTTGGCCTGCAATGTAAGACTCGACAAGCTGCTTTGGTAGCCCAGATTTCTCTAAGGCCTCAAAGGTCTCATCGCTTAACTGCCCGGACTCCATGAACTCATCAGTGGCCGCGTTGATGGCACTGACAGACTCAGGTTGTTCACCCTCAGGCTCTGGTGTAGCCTCAGGGTTCCCAAGCTTACTCTCTAGTTCCTGGTAGGCAGTCGCCATGTCCTCGGCACTAGAAAACTTCTCAGGTAACCACTCAGGGCGGTCAGTTTGTGAGGTGTCTTCTTGTTGTCCTAGCTGTTGCGCTAGTTGCTCCTGGTTATCGTCCCAGGCCTGTGCCATTGAGTCCGTAGAGTCAACAGCTGCTTGTTCTTGAACGGACGGTTCAACGGTCTCGCTCGTTTGTAGTTCTGCCATTTTTATTCAGTGGGTTCTTCTACTCCTTGTTGCCTTTGTTGTTCTAAAGCTTGGTCTCCGAGAGCCTTTACGCCCTGTGGTGCTACTTGCTGCATCATGGCCATCTGTTGGGCCTGCTGTTGTTCAGCTTGGATCTGCTGCTCGTCTTTCACGAGTCCTGCAGTCTTGATGCCTAACGCTGTCGCACGTCTCTGGAAATACTGGCTCACATTGACGAACTCAGCGATCGCCTGGGGGCCTACGACTTGCGCAGCGCCTGCTAAGAACAAGTCAAGTTTCTGTAAGTCGTTCCCTCGGCCTAGCGCCTCGACCCCGGTGATGATCACTGGGTTAACAATGTCCTTAGGTAACGCAGGGAGCTTCTTCTTGCTCTTCATTACGTCCATCAGTCTGTTAACAAATGGCAACTGCATCTCGTTTGATAATAATGAATATAAACCACCTAACGCTGACTCAAGCTCCTGGGATAACATCCTGATCTCTTCTGCAGTGACACGCTCAGCTTGCCTTACGACATTCGAGGTTAACAAGAAGGCGCCACCGAGTCTGTCAGCAATAACCTTAATCGACGACTCAGCGGTCCTAAAGTCTGCAATCTTGTTAAGCTGTAAGGTCGTTACGTCTGCAGCGTTACCCTGGACTATGGCGCCACTGGGGGCTTCTGCGAGTGTCCGAGCACGCGTAGTTCCGTTAGGATTCACCAAGAACATAACCTTAGCCGCCGCAGCAGAACCCTCAAGGATCGCCCGTGAGAGTCCCTCAAGTGACTGTAGGTCACCTAAGTATTCCTCGACGTATCCACGGCCATAGCTTTCACCGTCGATCCGTGAGAACCTCAGCGGTATAAACGGGTTCTTCGCTTTGTTAACTCGTGACCCTGAGTTCTCCAGTGCGACACCGTTAATGTCTTGATATATAATAAATTCATCACCATCGCGACAAGCAGCAGTATACAAGTGAACCTCATCGGTCGGCTGTCCGCCGTTAGTTGCAATCTGGGCCTTGATGTCTTCATCGAGCACGTCGTAACTGATGTTCTCTTTGGTCGCTATGTGGGTCACGTTGCCCATAGGGTCTCTATCGACGACAAATCGATCTAAGTGGAACACCCGGATACCTCCTTCGTCAGGAAGATACAGCATGACATTCCCTGTGATAATCAGGTGTTTAAGCGCTGAGTGAATCGCTGTGCGATACGCCTCGCGACTAATCTCATCCATGACTGACTCTTCGACTTTCTGAAGTGTCGATTCGATCTCTGAGATCAACTCTTCAGGTGCTCCCTCGTTAGCCAGGGCGTAGCTGTCGATGTTCAATCGGAAAAACGGGGCGTTAGGCGGAAGGAGTGCTAACAGTAATTTAGAGGCGAGGTTATTTACTCCGCGAGCCCCAACGCCCTGAAAAGGTGTGTCCAGTCTGCTGTGTGGTCCGTGGCCTTCGTCGGGCATAACGTAGGGTAACGTCAGCTTAGAGCAGGACCGTGCGCGATCTAAGTATTGATAGCGGTGTCCTTCGAGGCTAGTGTAGACCGCTTGGGCAGTGGTGAATTTCATAAAGATATAATATTAAATAATTTCCTCAGGCTCAGGCTTGATCGATAAGAACTCTAACTGAGTAAGCTCTTGGACTCCATCAGTCCCCTCAAGCATCAGGTCATCGTTAGCGGTGAATCTCCAGCAGTCGATGGCTATGAGTCGCCCTGAGCCGTCCGTGGCTTCAGCCAGGTTAGCGACAGGTGGAAGTCCAGTGAGCGTAGTGCCTTGTTTGTTAGGATAGCCACGGTCAGCATCTACTGCGCTAACGAGTCCTGTGTAGACATCGGGTTGCACTACGTAATAACGAAACCCAGTGTCAGCTCGGGATTGCTCAATGTCTGTAAG